ATGTAGGATTTTAAATCAATTTAAATTCAATTTTCTTAGATTAAGCCACTAAGAATTTTATATGAATCGATTGCAAAAGCAAGTGAACTTATTTAGATTGGTGTTCTGAACCAACATTACAAGTTGAGGCTGTGATGGTATTTTCTTCAACTAAAATCATTTGTTTAATAAATTGAGAATCCATTATATAATTAATTCCATATTTATCAACTTTGTGTTTTAATTGTTTTTCAAATTCCATAACATCAGCTTTACATAACCCATAAGCCATTTGGAAGCCATCATATGTAACTTCATTAATATCTGCCACGTGATTCATGTCAGTTATTAAAGAATATGATTTCTCTTTTAACTTTGCTTGTAATTTAATAACGCAAGATATTTGTAATTTTTCACATCTTTTCATTAATTCTGGGTATACAACATCTACATAACTTCTTAAAAAAGGTACGTGATTAATTACTGGTAATAGCGATTTAATCTGCTCTGCTACTAACCAGCATTTCTCCATGTTGCTATACTTAACTCCCCTTTTAATAAATAAGGTTCCAATTTTACATAATAATCTACCTGGTTTTTTACCAAGTTTATAAATTGTTTCACCTATTTCATTATTTATTCTGTAAAATTTACAGGATAGAAATTCAGCTTGATCAAGAACACTATAAAAATTAACTTTTAATACAAAACCTAATTTTTTGGCATGACCTCTAAACACATTTGAAGCATAACCAAAAGAATATAATTTTTGATAAAATTGACTCTTATTGAATAAAATTAGATTGTCATCCCCTAGGACTAACATATAATAATTTGTTATATTAAGTTTCTTAAGTAAACTTAAAAAACATAATATTGTTGATCTTGAATTACCTGAACTTGTTGGGAAATCACCTGAGCATCGCATCGAATCTTTTGTAAATGAAAATTTTTTCCTAGAGTTAACTTTTTTCCTTAATATGGATTGTAAATAAACTTTAGTGTAAGCTGGTTCTATTGCAGCTATACCTAATTTCCTATAATACTCGATTTCATTAATTGTGCAATCGTGCCCTTGGGTGATATCATAAGTTGAAAAATCACCATTACCCACCACAATGTTCTCTAATCCACCTAACCTTGAAATTGCTTTGTTGACGAAATCATCAATTACAGCGTTATTCCAACCACTACAATAAAAAATTCTATTTTTATTGCTAACGATTGGAGGGAAGGTGAATCTTAATGCATTACCAAAATTTTTATAAAATGCACCATAAAACGTTTGTGCCCATGGATTCCCAGCTTGAATAGCTCTAGGTTTAATCATTTTACCATCATTTATAACAAACTGTTTTTCACTTTTAACAAAGAAATTGTAATCAAAATCTTTGTTAATGTCAAATTCATGTTTGTGATTATATCTATAGATTGCTTTTTCTCTTTTGCTATCTTTGGTGGTTAACTGTTTAAAATAATCCATTGGTGAATAATGTGGACAACTATATTTCTTTCCTAATATAGTTATTTCACCTATTGCTGGTACGGGTCCATGTGTACCAATCTGAATACCAGAGAATTCTTTTTCACAAGCTATTTCTGCTTTATCAAAGATACCTTTGATCGGTGCATATTTGGCTTTTAAAAGAACTCTTGATCTGGCCGCTACCATGTTGTTATGGTAACTGTTAGATGAAAAATGGAGAGGCATTCTATGTTTGAAAAGTACTCCGACATAAACTAATTTATCACTAACAGTAACTATACCTTTAGATTTCTTAATGATTTCATCACTTTTAGTATTATCTTCTTTAATACTAAATTTCAAAACATCTTCAGAAATATCAGGCATATCTTTAATCTTTAATCTTGTTACTATAGGCTCAAATTCATGATTTTTATCATATTCACATTCGGTAATAGGTTTCTTTCTCTCTTTTAAATCATCAAGAAATAAATTCCATACGCCAAATCTTTCTCTTTTGAATTTGATGTATTTATTTCTTAAATAATAATATAATCTGGAACCCAAACTTTTAAATTGCTTGAGTATTCTCCAAACTGCTTTAATTCCATATTTCTTAAATAAATATAGCAAAATTAAAGCACCCACATTTTTCCATAGACTTCTCCAAATATAACGTTTTATTTTCAAATCTTTATAAATCATATCTAGAGCACGCACTACTACTTGAAATGGTGTGAGGTTTTTAATAATATCTTCTTGGGTCCCTTTTCTAACTACTAAACCTAGAGCAGACTTACAAACAAAATTTATAGGTACAACTATAGGTAACATAATTAGACTTGGTAATTTATGACCAAGGTATCTCATCTCAATGATGGCAACACCAGCTAAGCTTAATATATAAGGTAAAAATCTGGAACAACAAATTTTAGTCATACATAAACTAAAATACATTACTGAATTACTATTCACAGCTAATGCTTTAATTCTTAACATTATTGTGTCACTAGCAACTTCCACTTTCCTCATTTTATAAGCTTCATCTATCATTAAACTATACAAAAGAGCATAGAATTGGTTCAATTCATAGTTTTTAGTTACAAATCCTGGATTTCCAAAGTTCCAGTTCATTAACTCGTATGTTAACAAATTTTGGACAACAGTCATATTCTTTTTAGAATATAGTTTACTATTGTTTAGTTTAATAACAACTTTATTGAAAACTGATAATGGTATGAGTCCTTTCTTTCTATCTGAACTTA